TGTTGGCGAGCCACGTCGCCGGCCGCAGCGCCCGCGCCAGCCGCCACCGGCCCCACCACAAGTGACGCCGGCCCAGCCGCGGCCCCTGCCGCGGCCCCACCGATCGCCGGCAATGCCGGTCCCACCATGCTGCCTGCGGTGGGCAGCCACGAACCCGGCCGCATGACGCTGAAGCGCGGATCGACGTAGTAGGGTTGATTGTCCTCGCCGACCGCAGCGAGTTGCCCGGTTGGCCCATAGAACACCCGTGCCTGCGCTTCCTTCGGATCGAGCTTCGGGAACAGTTGCGCAGCGATGACGCGGCGGCGCTGCTCTGGATCGGTTGGCAGGCTACCGATCGCCTGCGTGCCGAACCCTGGCTCACGGCCTTCCTGTATCGGTTGGCCAGTAGACTGCCCAACGGGATCGTTGCTCGGCACGTTGCCGGCGAACTGGAACGGACGGCCGGTGATCGGATCGATCGATCCTGGCGCTCCCGGCGCCGCGGTGGTGGTGACGTTGAAATTGTTCGGGTGAAAGTCCGGTGCCGCCGGCGCAGCTGTCTTGTCGTCAGCCGGTGGAGCTGGCGGTGGCGCTGCCGGGGTGACGCCAAAATCGGCCGGATTGGCGAACAGGTCGGCCATTACTGCGGCTGACCGATCGCCACCTGGCTGCCATCCTTCCACAACACTCGTGCGGTCGGATCAGCGTGGCGCAAAATATCGAGCACCCGCCCAACATCGGCCTGCGATTTCATGTTGAGCGCGCCGGTCCACTTGTCCCAGCTATCGCCCGACAGTGCCGCCATGGCTGCGGCGTAGACTTGCGGGTTGCGGTTGGCCACCCATTCGGAATCAAAATGCGACAGCTTAGTATAACTTCCGCCCCGCTCGAACTGATCGCCGGCTTGATTGGCGAATGCAAGCGCCTGTGTCGAGTAATCCGATTTGGCCTGCTCGCTCACCAGCTGCATTGCCAATATCCGCTTGTTGGCATCGGGCCGCAGATCAAGCCCTGGATTAGCTGACTTGTAGAGCTGAATTGCCCCGAGCGAACCGCGCGCGCCCAGATCGCCACGCTCCTGCGTGCCGGCCGCCATCAACCCAAGTTTGGCAAATTCCTGTGCTGCCGCGGTTGAATCGGTGATCGAGGGATCGTTGCCGATCAGCTTCCGTGCCAGATCAGCAAATCCCGCCGTCTGGGCAACGTTGGCCCACTGCGCGCGCCAGTTGCCCCCAGCGCCGGTGCTTACCTGATCGACCAACTCCCGCATCTTCTGTATGCGAACCTGATTGGCCTGCGCCATTTGCGCGCTGGCGCTTAGTTCCGGCAAATCCTTGGCGTCGCGCTCATAATCCGATTTCTGCAATTCCCACGGCGCATTGGCCGGCCGCACTGGCGATGGAATGAAACCGACACGTTTGTCGCCCTGCACCATCCACGTCCCGACATGGCCCTCCGCGTCCATCCCTGCCACGGGGGTTGCACGAATTGACGGATGCGCCGCCTGCCACGCCTGCAGGTTCATCGTGCGGTTGGTGGACTGCATCGAGGATATGTCGGACAGGATCGATTGCACGTCTGCTCCAGTGCGTGCTGAGGCGCGGCGAGCACGGATCAGTGCGTCCTGCTGAGGCGTCAGCCCGTTGGGCAAAAGATTGGCCGGTGCAGGCGGTTGCGCCGATTGATCCCCGCGTTCGCCCGCTACCGTCATGCCGGGCGGCGGCTGCCCGGAGGCATCTGCCGGCGGCGGCGGTGGAGCGGCCCCTCCGGTCGGCGCTCCTGGCCCGGCCACTTGCACCGGGGCTGGCGGGGCGTCGCCTCCAGGCGGCGTCTGTGGGGCGGCACTGGCCTGTTGCTGTGGTGGTGCGCCCGCGGGTGCTGGAGCGACGCCACTAGCCACCTGCACCCGCTGCCCGCGCTGAGCAGCAGCCATCTGCACGCCCTTCTGCACATCGGCCGGATTGAGCACATAGCCGCCGCCCGCGCTTTCGTGCGGAAACTGCGCCTGAATGAATTTCGCCTGCACGGTGGGATCGGTCAGATCGATCGGATCGTCCGCCCCGACGCCCAGTGCCTTGGCGATGTCGTCGGTGTAGCTTGTCAGATTGGCCTTCGGATCGGACACCCAGCGCGTGACAGCGCCGCGCACCGTGTTGATGCCGTGCTGCGTCTGGTAGAGCGCGAGCTGGTTGGCATTCGCCGCAACGCCGGACGGCATGTCGGGGAAGGCTGCAAAGCGGTTGCCTTGGCCTGGCGACGCTCCCGGCTGACCGGCAAATGTCAGGTTGCCGGGGTTGTTCTGTCGCTGGCCGATGGTGGCGCCAGACCCGCCGCTGACTGCTGGCGGCGCCGATGATTGCTGCCCGCCAGCGCCGTTCGGTGCCCCGCCGAGCGCAGCGTCCACCAGCCCCAAGGCACCCTGCGTCTGACCGTAGATCGCCTGATCCTTGGCCGACAGCCCCATTGCGGCCAGCCGTGCCACGGCGTCGTGCCCTGGATACTGCGACGGCGCATGCTTGGCGAAGCCGCGCCCCTGAAGGTCCGCCACAACGCCCGGATAGGCCGTCGCGCGCTGCTCCTCTGGCAACGTCATCAGATACGATGCCGCCCGCGCCTCCATCTCGACATCGCCGGTGGCAAGTGCCTGCTGATGCACTTGGTTCTGCATCAGCGCGTTCTGGTGAACGTCCTCATATGCCTGCGGCTGATAGCGCAGCGAGCGCGCGGTCAGCAGCTCATTCGGCGTCAGGAAGGCGGAGCCAACGGAACCGGACATCGTGCGTCCTCAGAATGAGCGCGTGTAGTTCATGTTGATCGGCGCCGGCGGTGAATTGCTGTAGCCGCTGGAGGTCAGGTAGTTGCCAGTGCTGGCCGGCCCCAACTGGTTGATGCCGGTCTGGAGGCCCTTCGCCACGTCGCCGTAAATGCTCGCCTGCGTGTTGCCTGCCTTCTGCGCCTGATCGCCAGCATTCGCCGCTGTATAGGCACCGCCGGCCGCCGCCGTCTCACCGACCTTCGACATGTCGAAAAGGCGGTTGTAGTAGTTGCTGAATTCCTGGTCCGCCAATCCGGTGCCGAACTTCAGCAGCGCCTTATCAGTGGCGCCCGATCGGAACATCCCCGTTGCGGCTTGCGTAGCATCGACCGCACGCCGGCCTTCGTTGAAACTCCACTGATACCCAGGCGATTGCTGGAAATTCCCCATCGCCGCCGTTGCGGCATCCTGCCCATTCAGCCCCAGCAGATCGGCGCTGGCAGTATTCGCGACCCCCCCCGTGGTTCGCCAGGGTGCGAGGTCGGCGCGCTGCTGTGCCGCCAGTTCCTTCGACTGCTGCGCACCCGCACCAGCAGCGCCGGATTGCCCGATGGCACCAGCAACGCCAACGGCAGCACTGGCAACGCCCGCAATGGCGCCAGCTGCGGCGAACGGCATAACAATACTCCTTAGTTTACGGAGACGCTCTGTGACCGCTTCTTGCCAAGGTTCGCTGTGCGCAAAAGAGCGCGCGTGGCAGCAGACACCTTACGGCCCTTCGTAGCGGCACTAATCGCAGCGCGTGTCGCCTCAGAAAGCGGGCCACGCTTTTGGCCCTTTTGTGCAGCACTTAGCGCGGCCCGGCGTGCATCGGTCCACGGTGCTATCTTCCTGCCTGTTTGGCGCAGGCTCTTAGCCAGAGACTGTGCCGCTGTGTGTTTCTTTCCCAAATGCGCCGCTCGATTCGCTTCGCACGTCGCTACCGAGCGTTTTCTCCCCAGATTGGATAATCTGAGCTTTTCGCGGACCGCGGCTGGCGTGGCATGTCCCATCCGAGATGCGCTCATGGCAGCGCGCGTTGCATCCGATAGCTTGCGCCCTTTATTCACCGCACGTGCAGCCTCAATAACGGCCTCAGTGGGTTTCTTGCCCTTCATAACAAGTCGTTGCATAGCGCGAACCGCCTCTGTTCTTACGTAAGGCGTTCTAGCCGCGTGTTTGGCACGTGTTTCGTCGGACCAAGTCAATCCGGCGACGCCATCGCCGCCATTTGTGCGATTATAGCCGAACTGACGCGTACCGAGAGACTTGATCAGGAGTGTCTCTGTTGCCAAGGCATCGTCCCATGTCGTGGCACATGCGATCGCCTCAAAAGTAAATGCCTCAGGCCCGTATTTGGCTATGGCCTGATGGATGTGCTGGCGCTTCTCCGCCTTGCTTCGGGCCAAGATGAGATGACGCCTCCAGCGCGACTGGAGGTTGAGCGTAACCCCAATATACAGCTTACCATTCAAGGTGTTGGTGATGTAGTATACAAAAGCATGCCGCCCAGACATTCTGATATGGTATCACAACGAACAGGCTATGGCAAGCTCGCTCAGCTCTCCAACATCAGATTATGTTCCTCGGCGATGTCCACATTCTCGGCCTCGCCGACAGCATGGATGCAGGCGATCGTCACGCGGTCGCTCAGCGTCAGGAAACGGTGCTTCTCGCGCGCCGGGATTTTCACCGTGGATGGTCCAACGAAGTCGCCAAGCAGCTCATCGCCGCGCCATATTCGTACGACGCCCGACAGGATGAGCGAGAGATGCGGGAACGTGTGGGCGTGCTGCGGCAGCATCGTGCCGCGATCGGCCACAACCCACGTTCGCAGGTAGATGCCGGCATACAGCGTCAGTTCCGAGAACGGCTGGCGTTCCGCGCGCTTCACTGGTCAAGCTCCGAGTGGAAGCAGAGAATCACGGTGATCCGCTCATCGGGACCATCGTTGCGTACTTCATGCTCGACAAGATTGTTGAACTCCCAAATTTCCCCGGCGCGAAAGCTCAGCACCTCGTCCTCACAGCGGTTGATGCACCACGGATTGGATTTGAGCGGAATGTAGACTTTCCGGTTGAACCAGCGCGCATGCCATGCGCTGTCGGCATGCGGCAGGATACGCCCGCCAGGCGGCAGCCGCGTTATCAACGCCCCGCCGACCTCCGTTGCCTGCAATGTGGACACCAGCGCCCATAGCACCCGATGCAGCGCCGGCAGACGATGCCAGGCCGGATAGAATACGCAGCGGCCCTCACGCTGAAAGTCGGCGTCGCTGTGCAGCGTGTCGCGCGGAAAATAGCGCAGCCAGATGTCGGAGCTTGCGGCGTGCGCGGTCTCGGCCCGCGTCGTCCGATCGCGGTTCTCATCCCACAAGTCCGGCGCCGCCTCCAGTTCGGTGAGGATCGGCGCCACGTCCAGGCCGGCATGGATCAGACGAAAATGCACTACCGCATCCGCCTTGCCGCAATCGCGCCCGCCGCCGTCACGCTGCCGGACGCATACTGCGCATAACCGCCCAGATACACCGTCGCAGGCGCCGCCAGAGACACCCGGATCGGCCCCGCCTCCAGACACGTCGCCGTGCCCATCGAACCGCCGACCAGCACGATCAGCGTCCGTCCGAGCCCCGCCGGCGGCGTCGCCGAAACCTCGCTCACCCAGGACTGCGCCACCGTCATGTTGCCGGCCGAACTCGTGTAGATCACATGCCCGGTCACGTCCCAGTCGCCCGCCGTCAGCGCCAAGGTGCCGACGTTCGTGGGCGTGATCGATGGCAGCGATACCGGCCCGGCGAACGATGCCGCCACATACTCGCCAATGTCGCCCGCCGCCGCGTCTGAGCCGTCCACCACGCCCTTGCGCACCTTGGCCGGCATGTCGGCCAGCCGGTCCGCGATGTCCTGGTTGTGGCGTGACCACGGATCGGAGAACGCGCCGCCGCCCGGACGCATCGGCACCTCGCCGACCGGCGGGCGCAGCCGAGCCGGAGGCGTCAGCGCCATCAGCTCGCGCCCCCGGTAATGTCGGCATCGACCGCATAGAACGTGCTCGCGCGATGGCACGAGACGCGGAACACCCGCTGGCGAAAGCTGCCGAGCCGCGTCGTCACCACCCGCTTGCGCAACTGGCCTACATCGCCCGCGCTCAGCGTGCGCCGCCCGGTCCAGGTCCAGCCGCCGTCGTCGCTCCACTCTAGCAGCACATCGCCGTGTGAGGCCGCCTGGCCCACCTCCATCTCGATCTCCAGCCGCGCGCAGAACGCCCGGCGTGTGCCGGCCCAGAGCGGCGGCAGGGTGAACTGGCGCAATGGCTCGACACCGGCATCCGAGGCACCGTTGGCGGGGAAAAAAATCTGCCCCGAGCGGCTGTCGCCCAGCAGCGTATCGCCCAGCGACTGGGTGGCACACAACGGGCGCCACAGCCCGGTGCCGCTGATCGCGCTGGATCGTTCGTGCCACAGCTTGGTGGCGCAGTCATAGACGAACGTGTGCGCGCCGACCGACAGCGCGTAGCAGGCATGGCCGCGCCAAGTGTAGGCGTAGCCGTTGCCGCCGATCACCCATTGCGGATAGGAGCCGGTGGCGTAGATCAGCTGCTCGATCGCATGCGTAGAGACACGCACCGCCTTGTAGCCTTCGCTGCGATAAACGATGCCATCGACGCCGAGCCACCAGAACGAATGATCGATCTGCGCAATCGTCTTGTTGACCACGCCGCAGGAGATCACCCCGTTGGGATAGCGGCGGAACGGGAAATCCGCGTTCCCGGCGTCGTACCAGATTTCAATGCCGCCCTCGCCGAACATCCACAGCTCGCCGGCGCGGCTGAGGATGCGGCGCAGCACGTTCGGCTGCGCCTCGGTCGAGGCAAAGTCGAGCGCGTCATAGGCGGCAGGATCGAACAGCCCGGTGATGTGCCACCGCTCCGGCACGTCGGCATCGGAGAACGCGAAATACCCATCGAGATAGGCGACGGAGGAGACATTGGGAAAATCGCCGCCGATCTGGTGCAGCGTATCGGCCCCTTCCACCGCGGCGGCATTGTGCCCGCAGGTAAAGGCGTTCGGCGGCACGCAGACCACCGCGGCATTGCTGCCCGAGGCGATGGTGACGACGGCGTAATTTGACACCGGCGCGGGATCGGTCGGCAGGCCGACCAGCCCCAAATCCTCGATGCCGTTG